CGCAGGCAAGACCAGAGCCGCCTCCGAATGTTTGGCATGGTGGGCATGGAGTCAACCCAAGACTAGGTGGTTGGTGTCGGCTCCAACTAGCGGTGACCTAAAAGGAACCTGCTTTGAAGGCGACAGTGGGCTCATCACCATCATTCCCCCCATGCTGATTGAGAAGTACAACTCCAGTCTGCATGAGATACACCTGACCAATGGTTCGTTCATCAAGGGGATTGCAGCGTCCGAGCCAGAACGGTTTCGTGGCCCACAGTTCCACGGTGGATGGTGCGACGAGTTAGCAGCATGGGAGTACATCCAAGAGGCGTGGGACATGCTCCAGTTCGGACTCCGACTGGGTAAGAAGACCAAGCTGATCTGCACCACGACTCCGAAGCCCAAAGACTTGATCCTTGATCTGGTTGGACGTGAAGGGGACGACGTAGCCATCACTAGGGCATCGACCTACTCCAACATCAAGAATCTGGCGGAGAACTTCCAGAAGCAGATCCTCCAGTATGAATCGACCAAGCTCGGTAGGCAGGAAATCTATGCCGAGTTGATAGACCCAGAGGCTGACGGTATCGTCAAGAGGGATTGGTTCAGACTATGGCCAGACGGCAAGCCCTTCCCCAAACTGGAGTATGTGGTTCAGTCCTATGACTGCGCCACATCAGACAAGACATACAACGATCCTACGGGCTCGATCACCTTCGGGGTGTTTAAGCCACTGGATGGGGGCATGTGCGTCCTGATACTGGATTGTTGGCAAGAGCACCTACAGTACCCTGATCTCCGCCCCAAGGTGCTAGACGAGTTCGAGGTAGCCTTCGGTGAAGGACGAGAGAAGAAACTCGTGGATGTGGTTCTGGTGGAGGACAAGTCCGCAGGCATCTCATTGATCCAAGACTTACAGAGGGCGCACATCCCAGTCATCGCTTACAACCCTGGTCGCGCTGACAAGATACAACGGCTCTCCATCGTGGCAAACATTATTAAGGCTGGCAGAGTCTGGGTGCCTGAGTCATCCGTCCGTAAGGGATATGTGAAGGATTGGGCTGAGGGCATGGTCAGCCAGATCTGTTCTTTCCCTGAGACGGCTCATGACGAGTTCGTGGACTGCATCAGCCAAGGGCTCAGGTACTTGAGGGATGCAGGGTGGATCAGCATTGACATGCCAAGGCGCGACCCCTATGACGACTCAGACATCTTGGACGCTGACGAACACAACGGTAAGGGACGAGCCAACCCATACGCTCAATAAAGTGGAGTCGGACTCCACGTGGCAATAACTCCACTTATAATGGTTGAACCAAATTAAGATCAAGGGCATAATCTGATCATGGCTAAAAAACCCACACTAGACGAGATGCGCCTTGCCTTGACGAGGGGCAAAACCAAACATGAGCATGCCCATGAGAAGGCTAGACTCAATGCCATCAAGATGCTTGGGTTACATGAAAAGAACACGGCTCAAGATCGAGCCAAAGCCATGGGGTTTGACTTAGAAACATTCCATGGTACGGATGCACCAGACATTGAGTCATTAGACCCTGAGCGCACCAAAATCATTAAGGGAGTGTTTTCAACCACAAACCCTAAGACGGCATCACGATATGCTGAGGATGAAAGAAAACGAGCACAAGAAAAAACAGCACCAAATGTTTTGCCTCTTCTCATCAAGTCTGCATCACACGAAACAATTCCCAAGTACGATATAAATACCATCAATGCCTACAAAAACCGTGGTGCAAAAGGCGTCTATCGACCTGAAATGCAAACCGCAGTTACGTTTGATCCATCTCACATAAGATCAAGGTTTGCAGCGTTTGATCCTGAAAGACAGCACGATACAGATTTACTCGCTGCCAAAGGTGGTGAGGTGTTGTCTCAAAAGAAACGCAAAGAAAATCTAAAGAAGTTCTTGTCGCCTAGCAAAGTAAAAGAAAAACTTTACCACGCAACGCCAAAAGACTTCAAAGAGTTCCAAGGCGAAGGGTTTGATCCTACCATCAGTGGTAATGCTACATGGCTCTCGACTGATCCCCATCATCAGCCAGCCATGCACAACATCAGTGGTGGCAGAGAAGCACAGTTCAGAGAAGGCACGAACGTAATGCCTGTTCACGTCCAAGCCAAAGTCCCTTTGTACTTAGACGACAAGGGCATGATTGAGTATGCTCGCGCAGCCTACGCCAAAGGACACAGCGAGTTCCCTGACCTTCTGACACCTGAAACGGTTAGATTGCTCAAAGAGGATGGATACGACAGCATCATCCACGCTGACCCATACAAGGTTGGTCGAGCACACGAGATCATCATGCTTGAGCCTAAGCGCATCAAGTCGGCTATAGGTAATCGTGGAACATATGACCCCAATGATCCAGACATCACAAAAGCTAAAGGCGGTGAGGTGTTGCCCCATCATCAGCGTGAGGAAAACAAAGCCAAGTTCTTGGAGCCAAGTAAAGTCAAAGATGTATTGTTCCGTGGGCAAAGAAGATCGCCTAAGCCAGATCGGTTTGTAACCACGCAAGATCGTTCTACGCCATCATTTACAACAAATCCTGATGTTGCCAATGTTTATTCCAAACAACTGGGATGGGATATAAAACATGGATTAGGATCTACCTCAGTGCCTGTACATATTCAAACCAAAAAACCCTTTGACATAAGGCATCTTGGTGAACATGTTGCTTTAGATGATTTTGTCAATCAAATGAATCATGACTTTACTGTGCCAACGCATTCAAAAAAATTGGGATACAAAGACTTGGCTGATATTTTGTGGACATTAGATCATCATGTATTTAAAGGTGGCGCTAAGCACGAAATATATGCGCATGATAGCAAAGGTTACAAGATTAAAGGCTTTGATAAATTAGCTGATGAGATCATGTCGGCTGGCAATAAAAAAGATGTTAATCGTATATTGCATGAATTATTGCAAGATTCATCAGTAGATGCTTATGCTTTAGCTGATTCTCCTGAGCTTGTTCATCATCTAAAAAAACAAGGTTACGACAGCATGATTCACAAAGATGTGTTTGATGCTGGTATGCCTTATTATGAAGGCGACCCAAATAAAATTGAAGAGGGCTATGACGCAGAACATGTAATTGATGCTTATAGACCATTCCACCAAGGTAAAATCAAATCAGCCATTGGTAATCGTGGCACCTATGACACCACTGACCCAGACATTACTAAAGCACAAGGGGGCAACGTGAAACCTAAGTACCCATCCATTGAAGAGATGCTCCAAAAGCTTCGTGAGGCTGGCAGAACCCCAGTGATGCCTGCACCTGACCGTTGGTTTAAGCACCCTGAGAAGCATCCATTCCAACAGAAGGCTATAGAGAAGCTCCTAGAGCACACAGGGCATGGGCGTGAGGCTTTCCCCTTTGGTGCTCACATCAACCCCATCACGGGCGAACCATTGGACTTTGAGATCATGAATGACCTTGGAGTTGCCATCGATCCCAATACTGGCAACCCAATGATGTCAGGCATCAAGTCAGGGCTGACTGAGATTGACCCTAAGCTTGGAAGCCTGACCAAGAGCAACCTCATACGCAAAGGCTTATTCAAACATGAGGGTGGAGATCCTTTGCTCGACAGAATCAAGTTCTTGGCAACGATTGAGAAAAGCGGTAAAGGACACCACTATGGATTGTCCACGCAATACGCGTCCCCTGCTGAGCTTGTCCAAGAGATGAAAGGCAACCCAACACTCAGACCGCATAGCCGTGGAGACATCTATGGCGTCGGTGACGAGATTGGACGCATATCCATCAAGGGTATGCACCACCCAGTGTATGAGAAGCTCTTGGTCGCCCCCACAGGATCAAATGTACAAGGTAAGAAGCTTCACAAAGCCAAAGGTGGACAAGTTACTCACGCCCATCATCTCGAAATAGAAGAGAGACCATTATGAAAGAACTCGTTGGAAAGTACGCACCACTAAGATCATCCATGGATATTGGTGCCAGAGCACTCAAGCGTAAGGTTGGCACTGGTTCCGAGTTCCTCAAAGAGTTGATGGCATTGCCTGGTGTCAAGCCCACCGAACTCAAAGAGCGTGGTCTTGAGGCTTTGATGAATGCGCCCAAGATGACACATGAGGACTTCTTGAATCATTTATCAAGGAAGCCACCACCAAGGCTTCAAGAAAAGATGCTTGAAGGCGTCAATGACGATCACATAATTAAGTTGATTGAGGAAGATGCAAGAGAAGCAGCTCGTGAAGAACTAGGTCGCCCAAATGCAAGAAACGCTGAAGAATATGAAAACTTCATGGAATCTTTTATTGAAAGCGCCTACAAATACGATTGGAATCAATACAGAGACAAGGCGCATAAATTAGAGAGTGAGGGATTCTTATCTGGTACACCTGAACATCCTGACTTCACATTACCTGGTGGTCAGAACTATCGTGAGATGCTGATTAAGAAACCTGGCAAAAATGTATTCTCAGAACCTTCTCATTTCAACAATGAACCTAACATCATTGCCAGTATGAGGTTGAGTGACCGTACAGGCCCGAACAATGAGAAGCTGTTGCACCTTGAAGAGTTGCAGTCTGATTGGCATCAAAGAGGACGTGACAACGGCTATATACAAAACCTAAAAGAATTGCCAGAGGGATTCAAAGTTGAAAAAAGCGAAGGAGGTCATTATGTCGTACGAGATCCAAATGATACAGTTCGCTCTACAGGAATGAGCGCTGAGACTGCCATTCAACATGCACTTGAAGATTTAAATACGGGTAAAAGAGTACCTGAAGCCCCATTTAAAAAGAACTGGGATGAGATGGCAATCAAGAGATTGATTCATCACGCTGCAGAAAAGGGCTACCACGGCATTGTCATGACCCCAGGTCTTGAACAAGCTAAAAGATACAGTCTAAGCAAACAATTGCATGAATTAAATGTTTTTAAACATAAAGATGGCAAATATACTTTGCGTGGCTATGCACATGGTCAAGACATGACCGATCATCCTGAAGTAGAAGAGCGTGACATTCCTGAAGAAAAATTAAAAGACTATATTGGCCATGAACTTGCTCAAAAATCTATTGAAAAGGGTGGAGGACAATATAGAGGATTAGATTTAGATGTTGGTGGCGAAGGCATGAAAGGCTTTTACGACAAAAAAGTTCCCAACATTTTTAATGCTGTCGGTAAAAAGCATGGTGTCAAAATGGATTTGCATGCTCACAAAGAAGACTTGCCACGAAAATCAGTTTTCCCTCAAATTCCAGAAGAAGCAAGAACAACATATTTGCACCACTTCCCCATCACTGAGCCTATGCGAGAAGACGTCCTCAAGAATGGACTTCCCCTCTATAATCAAGGAGGAGTCATACATAAAGCCGAAGGAGGCAACGTGCAACCATCAATAGAGCAAATGCGCATGGCATTGAACCAAAACAGGTTCATGGTGCCCAAGGGTGACATCCAATCTATTGGAGCAAATGAAGCCC